TCAAACGTTACCTCACCAGAGGGACTAGTAAGTTTGACAAACTGTTTTCCATTTCCATCAACGTACGTGAGTAGACCATCACGAACAGCCTCACTATTCAGAATAATACCTTGGTCATTAACATTAACTACTTCAAGTTTATCAATTTCTTTCTTTATGTTGTTTGCCTCTTCTTCTTCGATCAAATTCTGATTCACTGAGGTATCAATTGCTTTCTTAACAACCTCAATCTCTGTATTAGTTCTTGATTTATCTTTATTTACATCTTCAATTATTTTATCTAAATTTTCTTCACTATTAACTGCATCCTTACCATTAAAAAGATTTTTAGCATAATCCTTAAGTGATAGTAACATTTTTTTAGGTGTTAATTTCTTATTTACATCAACATTTTCATCACCACCTGCGATAACACCTAAATCTTTTGATTTATCTGATGGTTCTCTCTGCTCTGCTTTATTGTAATTTTTAGGACCGACAGGATCAGTGCCTGGTGTTCCAGGTCCTGTCTGTTCATTGAATTCACCATCTAATATTTCTGAGTCACTATTTAAAGAACCATAAAAACCTGACAAATTTATAAAATTACCTTTCCCCTCTTTTTGATTTTTTGTTCTTGGAAACACACCAAGTATCATGGTTGGTGCACCAGCACCACCACCACGAACACCATAAACAAAATCACCTTGACTAATTCTGACTGATCTCAGTTTAAATGCACCACCAGAACCAGCAGTGGTGGGAAGTAAAACATAGGCATAACTAAGTTGCTCATCAGTAATTTGATCAGAATTTGTATTATCACCCATAATTCTAACTTTATATCTCCAACCCCATCCAGCTTCAATTTGTTCTTTTTGTTTATCATAAGACACAACAGTTCCAACCCATGACTCAAGTGGTGTTTTTCCATACTGTGAATCACTATTTGGTTTAGAAAATGGGGTGTCTCTTGGTGTACTCATTTTGTGCTAGTATACAATCCGTAGGTATCACGGGCAAGTGTTAAATATGTTCTTGAATGATTTGGATCAAAGTGGTGACACAAATGTAAAATAACATAGAAACCACTACGATGCTCGTTATTTTTATTATCTTGTTTAATACCACCAGTAACATTTTCTATCATTAACTTAATAACATTACCAGCCATGAGTCTTACATTACAGGGTATCTCAATATCAACCACTTGTGAATGTAACATCGCATATCGCATATGTGCTTGAGGTTCATATGTTGCTGGATTATTTGTTATCTCTGTGCCAACTCCTTCATCAACACTACCTGGTGTAAGAACATAACTATAAGTTTTACAATAATTCTCTAAATGTTTTTCATTTTGACCAGACTTTACAGATGGTTTATTTCCAAGATAAGTTGAATCTTTATCTAGTAAATTCACGACATTATCTGTAAACTCACCTGTCAATAGATTTTTAGTTTGTATACGAACATTATAAACACCAGATCTTAGAGAAGTCAATAAATTTTGATCTCTTCTAACTGCTGGCATTTTAAGAATTTTAAAATCCATCCTATTAGTGCTCAAATCTTGTTTTTGATTATTAAAATAATAGTAAGTTCTTTCTTCTTCTATGTCCTTATTTTCATTATATTCTCTTATCCCTTGTTCGATTAAACCTTCGATTGATCTAAAGTTAAAACCTTCTTGTGTTTCATAGAAAAAGAAACCAGGCGCACCTTTTATTGGTTTAGTTTGCTTACAAAGATGAAATACTAAGTCTATGGGTGTTTCATTTTTTCCTTCAACCTTATCTACAGTGCGTGATTTTTCAATATTTTTAGGTAAATATGGTAGATCATTATCTTCTAATATTTTTTTGACTGCAACATCAATAGTTCCTGTACCATAGTAACCAAGTCTTGGATTACTACTACTGTCAATCATAAATTTAGAGACTAGAGGTAAATTAAGAACCTGTCTTTGTGATTGATCCATATTCAATGGGGTACCAGTAATCGCCATTGGTTGTTTAGTTGTTAAGGTACTATTACTCGTTGCTATTTTAAATGTTAAAAATTCTGTACCATCACCAGTGATTGGAAGTGCATCTTTAATAGTTCCTAATTTATCTTTTTTATCTAATACTGTATCCCCTGTATCAACAATCGTTGCTTGTGCTGTTATCATTGGAGAGTAAATACTTTCATAATAATTAAAATCAATTGTTTTACCTTCAATTTGAACACTCTTGACATTTGGGTCTACTGTATTAAAAGTATATGATAATTGTTTATTAGTAGTACCAGCGAAAAGTCCCTCCGTCACATTGGACTTGTCAATGCGGAGAGTTTCGTAATTTGAAGGACCTGCTGCTGACATATTATTGCTCTTGTTCTACTATAGTTTTATTGATAATAATAACTTCACCTGTGTACATTACTCCATCAATTTCAAATTCTTTCATCACTGGTGAAACATTAAAATCACCTACATCTACATCTGCTTTTTTATCTAGCACCTTTAAAAAATCTTCAGCTTTATCTATTCTCTCTTGTTCATCAGGACGTAATTTTCTTTTTTTTATTAATTCAATACCTTGTTTCTTCAATTCTTCTGATGTTTTAGTATAATTTCTTTCAGTTGATTGATTACTTTGTAATGAATTAACAGGTTGTTTTTTAAATATAGGATCTACACCATCATCTTCAGTTTCTTCATCGTCATCATCGTCATCTGCTTTTGAATTTGTTAAAATCTTTTTTAAATCAAAATTATCTAAACCAACAGTTTCATCTTCAAATTTACTCAACTCACCTTGAGCATCTTTTAAACTATCGTCTACATCATCAAAAGCTTTATCAACTTTTTTATACATTCCACCAAAACCAGCTATAAATCCCTTCACTCCATCAACCATACCTGTAATAAAATTACCAGTATTGTCAGATTTTTCCTTTATTGTCTCTGTTTCAGCATCAAGTTTTTTATCAACTTTAAAGATATTGGCAAGTGTAACACCAAATAATAATAGTGATGCAAATCCAAGAACTTTTCCTAATATGTTACTAGGACCTGATACAACTTTTGATTTAACACTATCAACTGATTTACCAAATGAGGATGATGATGCTTTTAATTTTGCATTTCTCTCTTTTCTTTCTGCTATATTTCTCTTTAACCTAATTCTTTTTTTTGATATTGATTTAAATTGTGAATTAAAATCTGTAAAAGAACCTCTTATCTTTTCTGCTAAAAAATTTAATTCCTTTGCTCTATCTTCTACCGACATTATGCAATACCTCCAATTGATGTCACACGTTCAGCAATGAAATAATTACCAAGATCAGTTGTTGATCTGAAAGGTTGAGTTTCAGTGTTTCCACCTGATCCAGGTTGTCGAACTGATTTTTTAACAAACTCTTTTGGTAAATTTACCTCAGTTACTAATGGACCATTACCAAAGTTATTTGTTTGATTTCTTGCAAGATTATTCAAAACATTATTTGGTATAATTTCTGCTGATGTTCTTTTACCAAAAGTGATTAGCTCATCCTTGTGAACTTTGATTGTGTCACCTTTTTCAAATTGTCGAGGACCTTTTGTACCAGCTTTAAAACCTTCAGGTTTAGTTTGTTGTTGCTTCTGTAGAATAGATCCTTCAAACGCACCAAACTCTCTTGCAATATCAATTGCAGCAATACCCCATCCCAAAACAGGAATTGCACTACCTAATGATAAGAAACCACCAACTACGTCACCTTTACTAAATCTATAAATTGCAGAACCAATATCAATAAAATTACCAATCAAAGGTAAAGCACCTAATGCTTTAATTCCAGTTTTCTTAACTCCAATGGTTGCAACTTTTTTTAATAAAGCACCCTTCATGGTTCTCTTACCAGCTTTATCAATCAACTTCTTCATCTTGGGTAAGAAGTTTCTAAATGTTTTACCTGAAAATAAATCCTTATATGTAAATGGATTTAATAATGTAAATATTACCTTTCTAAAACCACCAATAATCTTACTTATCACTGTATTAATTATTAACACAGCACCACCAAAAGCTGCTAAACTAATTAATGGTCTTTCGACAATTAAGTCAAGCATTTTTTGAAACTTCAAAAGATTCTCAGGATTAGATAACCACCTTAAAGCTGCATTAACTCCAACACCCGCTAAGAATAACTTTCCAAAGTCTAATATTTTGTCAAAGATGTTCTTAAATGGTCTGGTTACTGTACTTGCAGTTGATTTAACAAATTTAGCAACCTTTACTGCCTCTATTCTACCTTCTTTGTCCTCT